CCTGCTGCCGGCGCTGCTCTGGCTGAAGAAATCGACGTCGGACTGGCGTCGCTGGCCCACCGTGCTCAGCGCGCTGATCGCACCGGGCACGAACAATGATGCCGCCGCGCCGGCGCTCGAACGACTCGGACTTTCGCAGCCTGCGAATGTCGCGGAACGCCTGCTAGCGCGGCTCGTTCGCGGGGCGCTCGCGCGGAGCGGCGGGCAATCCCCGCGGAATTAGACCGCTCGGGAATCTCTGCGACGCAGATTGGTTCGGACCGAGCCGCGGCTTCGGCCGAGCGGTCCGCGCGGCCGATCAGGCCGGATCGTCTCCTGATCGACTCCGATCAGACGCTGAAGGCTCGAAAGTCCGGGAGGCCGTGTTCGGGCCACAATGCGCTGCTACTCGTGGTTACAAGAACGCCGGCTCGAGGCCGGCGTCCTGTCGATTGGCGATTTTCTGGTGGCGGGCCGCCGGGCTTCCTCGTCGGCAGGCTGAACGAACCGCACGGAAAATCTTGCGTCTATACGGCAAAGCCGTACAATCAACGGGTGCCGATGCTGACCGTTATTGAGTCTCATCTGTTCTCGAGGGATTGGCCTGACTACTGGTCAGATCTGGAACACGACGAGTTTGTCGCCTTTATCGCCAGCACCCCTGAAGCAGGCGACGTGATACCGGGCACTGGCGGCTGCCGGAAAGTCCGATGGCGCGCGACGGGACGGGGAAAGAGTGGCGGCGTGCGGGTGATCTATACGGCTCGGCTTGCCAACGGCGTTGTGGTAGCGCTCGTCATCTACGGCAAGAGTGTCGTCGAGAACATTCCAGCCCATATGTTAAAGCAGATTGCAAAGGAGTTCGGTCATGCCGATGAATGAAAAAGAGCTTGCAGCCCGTGACGCCAAGCGGAACATCGGGGCCGAGCTGCTTGAGGCGATCCAGTCCGTCAAGGCGGGCAAGATCGGCCGCGTCAACATGGTCCCGGTGTCCATTGCGGCCGAGGCCCGCCATCGTCTCGGTTTCTCGCAGTCGCAATTCGCCACATTGCTGGGCGTCTCGGTGCGGACCTATCAGGATTGGGAGCAGGGTCGCCGTGAACCTTCTGGCGCCGCAAAGACGTTGTTGCGGGTAGCTGCCTCAAACCCCGAAGCCGTGCGTGAGGCGCTGGTTAGCTAAGAACACACAAGGAGTTCGGCGAAGCGCGGCACTCTGCCGAGTGTGTGCCGATTTGTCGGGTTTTCGGCCAATCAGCATGGTTGCTGATTTTGCTGGCTGTCTGGTGGGCGGAGGACAAGCCAACGGATCGCCTAAGTAGCTGATATGGAAAGGCATCTAGGAAGCGCGTTTTCGAGTTACCGCCAAAGTTACCGCCATCCATGCGCGACGCGTTACGCTCCTCGCCCGCGATCGCGGCCGAGGAGAGGGCGAACGATGGGCGGCGTGTTCTCCGGCGACGACTACGCGCGGTTCCGCTTGCTCGGATGGGGCCGCGAGTTTCGACTCGGACGCGAAATCGAGTCACTCGGCTTTCACCGCACCAGCCTCTTGCAAGTCCTGATCGAGCACCGCGGCCAGATGCCGTCACGCGTGGCGGGTTACAAGCCGCTCGCGATCCCGCCGGATGCAATGGAGATAGAGGACGTCGTTCACGACATCCACGCGGCCGATCCCGAACTCGCGATCGTGCTCCGCGCGTACTATTGCGGCAGCGGAAAACATTCTACGGATCGCCTCATGACGGCGACGCGGTTGCTCCGCCGAAACATTACGCGGCGTCGATACTACGAGGCGCACACGGCGGGCTTTCACCGAGTAGCGGGGTTCCTCAGCGGCATTCGCGCCGCGAGCGCGAGACACGTCGCCTAGAGGCCGTGCGGCACGAGACGGCGCGCTAGTTCCGCCGATCAGAAACGTGCATGTCGTACGTTCGGGCGACTCGCCAGATCGCTTCGATCGCGGCGAGGCAAAGCACGAGCGCGTAGACGAACATCAGATAGGAAAACGCGCGAAACAGCCACGCAAAGGGCGACAGCAATTCAAGCGTCGATCCTGACAGGTGCAGCGCAGCCACGGGGTGCGATTTCGCAATTGCCGCGAGCACGAGGGCTAGCACTTGGACGGCGACGAAGTGCATGAAGGTTGCCGCGACTTCCATGTACGGCGATTGCTTCCCTGACGCATCTTCGCCGCATATGACCTGTCGATATTGCTCGTCGCCGATGCTGAGGAAGATCGCAAAACCTCCAATCGAAAAGCCGAGTAGGTTCGGCAAGGTCGAAATGACGATCTCGAACCAGTCGGCGCCAGATGCACTCCACGCACCGAACGCTATTCCTGTGATCCCGATCGCGATCCAGAGATACGGCGAGGTCACGAGCGCGCGCACACCGCCGTAGGCCGAAAAGTAGGCCAATAATGGGTGTGGCAACGGAGGGCGCGGCGTTGGACTCGGCGACGACATGACTCAGTCTATCCTTTCGGAGCATCATCGCTAGACTGGTCGACCGCTTGGGAATAGAGCGAAGCCGCCGCGCGGTCAAACGCCGCCGACTCAAGTTCCTCTTTCGGGAAATACCTTTCCGTCTTCACCATCGGCATTGTCTTGGTCGAAATCGTTCGAGCCGGAGCGCTCGGCGAGGACGCCGTCTTCGCTTTCACTTCGCCGTTCCTCGAAGCCAGCCGAGCGAGTGCTTTCGAGTCTTCATCCAGATCGAGGGTCTGTCCGCTTTTCGCGACGAGAGTCAGTAGCTGCGTCTTGGCATTCTGATTGCTCAACCTCTCTCGAATTCTTTCCTCAGCGCTTTGGGTGCTGTCGGGATTGGGGATGGTGAGTTTGATGTCCACTCGGACGAGTCTGTGTCGCAAGATGCGCGATACCGCTTCGTGATCCGGCATCGGCGTTACTGCGACGTCGCCAAACTCTTCGACGATCGAGTCGACGCGTGCGAGTGCGTCGAGCAGGGTTAATACGGAGCGTGAAGAGATCGTGCCCTCGACGTTTTTCGATTCGACCACTAAGAGGTGTCGATCCAAATAAAAAACGTAGCTAAAGCTCTTTCTGTTCGCCCCGAGATTCGGCGGTACGAAGAGTCCGGCCTTGTCCTCGTCGCTTGCGACCTCTCCGGTGACCAAGTTGTGCCAGTGGCCTTCCACGTCGACCTTGTCGAACGTGACGATCTCACCGGTTATTTCCTCGTGCGTCATCCCTTCAATCGTAGTGCGTGTTTCCTCGTGAGCCGATACGAGCATCGCAAAGCGATCCCCCGTGATCCGATACGCTTTTCGCAAACGCAATAGGCGCGAGAACAGGGCTTTGTACAGCTCTTTGGAGTGGGGGTTCAAAGCTATGTTGAAGGCGATCGCACTTACTGATCGAGGCCGCATCTTTGCTCCCCTGAGGAGTGATTAGTGGCATCAATCGTAACGGTAACTTAGCGCCTTGTGTAACTTGTAGCCGAGCTTAGGATTCGCGCGTCTCACGACGTAAGACGGGCAATAGACGAGAGGAGGTCCGAAAGATCATCCAACCGGTGCCTCCGTTGAATTGCGACGCGCTTATTTCGCACTTTGCGGGAGCGGGATCTTCGAGTTCGGGTCGTAAATCACATGAACTGCGGGGCGGTTTAGATAGCGGACATCATCGAGCAAGTCGTTGAAGGCGACGCCGACGCTGCATGCCGCGATGAGCCGGCCTTCTTGCATCTCACGCATGCGTTGCTTCCACAGCCAGCCTGTCTCCATCGCGGCGGCGCTCTGTAGTTCCGTCAAGTCATCATCGCGCAACCGCGCCACATCTTGAAACTGCACGGCGTCCCAAACGCGAAGCGGGTCCGACTGCGACCCACGCACTGGGTCGGAGGCGGCCGTTTGAATCCGGGCATGCGCGAATTCGACATTGAGCTCAAGCGCGAAGAAGCTAGGCCAGTCCATAAGTCTGCTATTTCTTTGCTCCTCGTCTTCGAGATCGGCGAGAGAGCGATCAGCGAATTCGACGAAGATGTATCCGTGCAGGCTGTCCCGTCGAGTGAGAAAGTCAGTCACTTCCGCAATGCTCTTCGCTCGCCTCACGGCCTCGGTAAATCGTTCTCTACGACTTAGCACTTCGACGCGCAGCTTCTCCTGTCTGTCGATCATCTTCGAGCTTTCGCCTTTGCAATCGCTCGTCAGCTTTTCGAGGTAAGTGAACGCCGTTCCAGCCATAGCGAGCGCCGTGAGCAATGTCCCAATGAGAGGCAGCAGCCACCGCGGCCGCGCCGGGGGCATAGGCCCGACGTTCGTTGTAGTAGGCGTGCGGACAATCGGACGTCGTCGCGACATCGGTCCACTTTTTCGGACGATTGACTGACTCAGATTAGCAGCGCGGCGTTATCTCACAAGTTGGCCGCGCATGCGCCCCCGGCCGATCCCGTCGCGCCGACCGGAGCCGCCGCAGCAGAGCCGATGACCTGCGTCGTCGACGACCCGCCGAGATCGATGATCGTGATCGAGCCGCCGTCGCCGCCACGGTTGCCGGCGCCCGCAAGGCCGGTGCCGCCGCCAGCGGCACCGCCGTTCCCTCCGGTGCCGCCCGTCGCTCGGATCGCGCTCGATGCCGCAGCGCCCGTACGAGAGCCCGCGACGACGCGCACCTTGCCGCCACCGCCGCCCGCGCCACCGCCGCCGCCACCGCGCCCTGTAGCGACGCCAGAGCCGCCGTTGAAGCCGTTCCCGCCAACGGCCGAGATCGCGCCGGCCGTCGTGCTCGCGCCACGCAGGAGCGTCCTCGCGTAGACGTTGAGCCGTCCGCCGCCCGAACCGCCGCCCGCGCCCTGGCCTCCGGCACTCGTGCCGTTGCCGGCTCCTCCGCCGCCACCGCCGCCGCCCGTGCCGCCACCGATCACGGATTGCTTGAACGTCGACGTGCCGTCGTCCTCCTGAAACACATCGCTTTGCTGCAAGCTCCGCGGATACGTGTTCACGTCGATGAGACCGCCCGTGCCGCCGTTGCCGCCGGTGCCGCTCGCGCCGTTGCCGCCTTTGCCTTCGCCCGTCACGCCGCGGCCGTGACCGCCGCCGCTGACGTGCATCGGATTCGCGCTCGAGCCGGCGCCGCCGTTCGTCGTCGTGCCAGCCGCGCCCGCGCCGCCGCCCGTTGCGTACGCGACCGGACTCGCGCCGCCCGCGCCGGTGGCGCTGTTGCCGTTCGCATGGATCGCGTTCGCCGGAGCGTTGCTGAGATCGAGCGTCCCGGCAACGTAGAGGTCGAAGCCGTTCATGCGGAGCGAGCCGCCCGCGACGATCGTCACGTTGTTGAGAAAGAGATCGCGCGTCGCCGTGTTGACGCCGCCGCTCAACGTCGTGCCGGGAACCGCGTTCGATCCGTTGATCGTGACGTCGCCGTCGGAGCCGTCGCCGAAGTAGACGGCGAAATAGTCGATGTCCGTCGGATTGCCGAGCGCGTCGAACGCGACGATGCGTCCTTGCTGCGCCGATGCGCGCAGGGACGAATTGACCGACATCGCTTTGACGCCGGCAGCGCCGAACAGCACGTTGCGCGATTGTCCGGTCGCGTCCGTGACGACGAGCGTCGGTTGCACGAACGTGTTGTCCGTGATCGCCGTCGGCGTGCCGCGAATGCGCGCCGTGCCGTCTTTCATCGAGACGAGCGAGAGGCCGGGCGGAAGCGTCGACGACGTCGACCACACGAGCGGTAACGCGCCGGCTTGCGCGCCGCCTGTCGATGCGACCGAGACCGAGGCATCGACGTACTGTCCGACGAGCATCGACGAGAGCGAAACGTCGGCCGTCGCAAAGACGCCGAGCGCGAGCAAGTTCGTGACGACTGCGATCGACATCGGCACGTCGATCGTCGCGCTCCCTTTCGTGCCTCGCACCGAGAACCAGTACGTTCCGACTGCGGCCGTGACGTTCGCGGAGGAGAGCAAACCGCCGCTCGATAGCGTGATGCCGGCCGGCAATGCGCCGGAGCCCGGCGAGAGCGAATACGTGATGCCGGCCGTCGAGCCCGAGGCATCCGCGAAGAGGACTTGATACGAGTACGGCCGCGTGCGCGTTGCCGGCGTCGGCTGATAGTGCCCGTAGAGCGGAAACATCGCGCCGAACACTTCGACGTGAAACGAGACGTCGGTCGTGATCGTTCCGTCGGAGATGCGGACCACGAAATTGAATCCGCCTTGCACCGTCGGCGTGCCCGACCATTGCCCCGTGATGTTGTTGAACGCGCATCCCGTCGGGATCGCACCCGTGACGATCGAGAACGTGTACGGCGGACCGCCGCCGCCGCGACCCGCGAAGCCGACGGCGTTGTTGTATCCGGCCGTCCCGAGCGGAACACCGATCGGCAATCGCTGCGGGCCGACGAGATCGACTTTGAGCGCGGCGACGCCCGAGTTCGGATCGAGCGAGAGGATCAAGTTTCGACGAACGTTTGCGGGCACGTCTGCGATCTCAGCGAAGGAAGAATGGCCGCTCCTCGTGTGAAGTCCGAGGAGCGGCCTACGGGTTCAGCGCAATCGACGAAGCGTTGGTCTCACGCCACCCGCTGCCGGGGTTGTTTCGACTCTCGACACTCCCGGCTTGTCGAGTTCGTGATTACGAGTCGCCGAACTTGAGGAACTTGAGGGCCTCGAAATTCGACACGCCGCCGCCGACGCGCTGATAGCCGTACAGGCGCACGTTCGGCTTGTCGGTGTACGGATCGCTGAGGAGCTTCACGCCGAGCCGGCGAACGATCGTGTACGCGCGCTGGAAGTCACCGAACGCGATCGAGAGCGAGTCCGTCGTGATCGCCGGCATCGACTCCGAGTACGCGACCGGGTAGCCGAGCAAGCGGTCCGGCTGGCCGGCGATGAGTCCCTCGCTCCACAGGAACCGGCCTTCGCTGTCCTTGAGCTTCCGGCAAGCGGCGCCCGTCGAGCGCGACATCAAGAACGTCGCGTTGACGCGGTACATCGGCTTGAGCGCAGCGACCAAGTCGATGAGCGGATCGCCCGGACTGACCGTCGTCGTCGGCGTAGGAAACGCACCATCGACGCCCGTCTTGACGTACTCGATCGTGCCCCACGGACGAACCGTATCGCCTTGCAGCGCGACGGGGAGCGTCAGGATGCCGCGCGGCTTCGCAACGCCGTTGCCGGTGAAGAACGCGACGTCCTCGGCGACACCGAACGCCTCTTGAATCTTGCCGGTCAGCCAGCCGATGACGTCGACGCGCGCGCTGTCGATCAACGTTTGCGACGCCTTCGGCATCGCGTAGAGCTCGCCGCATTCGACGCGGAAGTCAGCGAGCTTCGGCGTCGTCGTGTCGGGACGCGCATCCGTCTCGCCGACCCACGCGGCGCCCGCGAGGTCCTTGTCGACCGGCTCCGAATAGACGGTGCCTTCGGTCAACGGGATCGTGCGCGCCAGCGCCGAGAGCGGAGAGACTTCCGCGGGGATGCGCTGCATGTCGCCGATCGTCTCGGAGACGAGATAGCCGCCGTCGGGATCGGAACCCGCGAGGTTCGATTTGCGCATCGCTTCGGCGAAAAGCTCGCCGGCCTTCTGCGGGTTACCGCGGAGCAGTTCGCGAATGCCGGCCTCGACCGCCTTGCGCTCCTCGGGGGTCGCGCGCGGCAGACCATCGCTCCGGACTTCGGCAGGCGAGCCGCCGTAGATCATGCGCCGTTCCGCATCGCTGAACGCCGTGTCGAGCTTCTTCACGACGTCGTCGAACTTCTTCTCGACCGCGTCGATGCGACCGAGCGCCTTCGTTTCCAGATCGCCGAGAGCCTCGGCGATTTCGTTCTCGTCCATTGGATCGTTTCCTCTACTGAGCGAACTTCGCGGCGCTCGCACGGAGCAACGCGGAGAGTTCGGATTTCGGTTCGGTGTCGCGGCCGAGAGCGCGCCAAGCGGCTCCGGCTGCGCGTCGTGCCTCGCGATTGCTCATGCCGAGCGCGTCGCGGAAGGCGGTTTCGAGATCACGGGCCGATGCGAACGACTTCACGCCCGAGACGCGAGCGCGGTCGTTGGCGGGCCATGTGACGATGGAGACTTCGAGCAAGTCGACGTCGGTCAACACGCGGCGCGGCTCGCCCGGCTTCGGGTCGGCGTTGGTGCGCCACTTCCGCGGGATGTAGCCGATCGACAAGCCGTTGATCGCCGGCCGCGGTTTCATCGACATGAGCGTGTGCATCTCGATGCCGCGAGGCGTCGCCGCGAGCACGCCCTTGAGAGCGAGCCCTTTGTCGTCCTCGTCGAGATCGGAGTACACGCCGATCGGCGTCAGGTCCGACGCCGTGATGCCCCACGCGCCGTGCTGGCTGAGCATCACGGGCCAGTTGCCGGACTGCTTCGCCTCGCGGAGCGTGCGCTTGAACGCGCCCTTGTCGATCGCGTCGCCGTAGCTGTCGACGTTGCCGAACACGGCGCCGTAGCCGTTGAACGTCATCTCGCCGTCAGCGTTGCCGGCTGCCTTGATCTCGCGGAGTGCGCACGAGACGTAGTGAGCCGATGCGTTGCGCTCGACGCGCGCCGGATTGCGGGGAGTCATCGAATCATCCTCGAAGCGAAAAGGGACGTCGCCGGAGAGCCGGCGCTCGTTGCACCTTCCGCGGCGTTCGTCGCGAACGCTTGAGGATGGATCGCCGCGTTCATCACGTAACGGGCGACGTCCGGAGCTTGGCGGAGCGTGCGCATCAATGCAAGCCCGCCGAAACGTCGGGC